GTCTGACCTAATGTCTCTGGTTTTGCAAGGTTAAATTGCTGTAGACAAAGATAACCAAAAGCATCAAAAGCATGATCTACACCTAAATTTTTATTAGGTAATCCTGTATTCGGTGCATATGTGAGAGTTCTTAGTGCTTTTATCAATTCTTTACATCTTGGATGAATAAAAGTTCTCTGATCTCCATTTGCATCAAGCAACGCAGTATTAACAGCAGTTATCTTATCTCTTATCTTCCAAGGACTTTTAGGACTTAAAACAGTAAAACCAGACCTTCTTAAAATTGTATGGTCTGTAACACCTACCCCACTGGTCTTTCTTGCACTACCAGTAGGGTCAGGACAGGCAATAATTCTACGATCAACTCCATACCTTCTAGTAACTTCTTCAGCAAAATCCCATGTAGTAGCACCTCCTGTCAGCATGATCTCATCAAAGACATAAAGACAATTATCATGTTTATATGCACAGATTCCTGCCATAGGGTCAACGTTAAAATCCAATCCCAAAAGTAAAGGCATCATATGTAAATCCTGTACTTCCTTGTCAATATTGTCATCACTGAAACTAACAGCAACCAATCCAGTAAGATTTTCAAAACTAGCCTCAAATTCCTGTCTGAATGTTCTTGCATCTAATTGCGACCTAGCAGCTTCAACTTCCTCTGGTGCAACGTTACCCCCCTCTATCGTAGTAAAACTCCACCTTTGCCAATCATCCCACTCCTGTTCACCACAAAAACACCACATATCATAAAACCAACTGGCAGTTCCATCAGGAGTACTAATAAACAATGCCCAACCCTGCTTATCAGCCAAAGCAGGTCTTATAACTTCAGCCCATACATCTCTATCCATAAATGCTGCTTCGTCTAATACAACACCAGCTAAACTTCTACCCCTCAATGCCATAGCGTTTTCAGTTCCCTTTAACTCAATACTTGATCCATTTATCAAATCTAATCTCAAATCAGTCTCATTTTTACTCTGAACCCAAGTTTTTGGCACTAATCTCTTCAATTCCTTCCATGCAATGTCCTTTGCCATTCTATAAGTAGGAGCACAATAGAAATAAACCTCTCCTGGTCTTTCAATAGCTCCTCTTAACAACTCAATACAGCTTAAATAACTCTTTCCAAACCTTCTTCCAGCAACCAGCACTCTAAATCTTTTTTTACTATTAAACACCTCCCCCTGTGCATATCTTAAACTGACCTCATTTAGGCTCATATAACCCTTTTTTTCATAATATTACTCATTTTCTTTCGCATTTTATACTTTTAAGGCTATTATCAAAATATTAACCCCTATAAAGACTAAGTCCGTGGCTGAATCTTTCATAAATAACCTAAACTACGATCTCCCAGCACCTCAACGTAAACCTCGTGTTCAAAAATATACTGGTGGTACTAATTCAAGAGCAGTTATAGAAGCCAGATGCCAACGTCTATACTCAAAACAACTTGAAGGTAAAACTACCAGACAATTAGTCATAGAACATTCTCATAGAGAAGGTATCTCAGAAACAACTGGTTGGGCTGATTGGAATAAAGTTAAAGAATGGAATGATCAAGATTGGCTTAAAGAAAGAGATAAAATGATTCCTCGCTTACAAGCAATGCGTATGCGACTTTTTAACAAAGCCGTATCAAAAGGTCAATTACAAACAGCAGCACAAATCCTAGACAGCCTAGGTAAAGTAGTTGGTGAATCCGTAGAAACAGTCAACATCCAAGCTCCAGAATTAGCCATTCGCATAGAACCAAAAACTTAACCAATATATATTTAAGTTCCCCCCGTAGTGAGCGAAATGCAAAAATTTTACAATTACACCCCTATGTAAAGAATTGTTACAATAAAGATATATTGATACATAATATGATATACTAATATTAAGGAGATAGTATATCTTCTTATGTACCTAGACAATCGCATACTTATTAAACTATGAAAATTGACTCTAGTCAAAAGATGGTCGGTATTACTTGCATTGAGCCAATTTATGAAAATAAACTCAACGAACTTAATGTAAGATACCAAAAATTAAAATCTAAGTCAGGTAAAACTTGGTTAAAAATTTTTGCACCTGACGAAGCAAAACATTTTAATTTTTTTCATTCAATACCAACTTATGTTCGATTAGTATTAGATGATTAATTAATTCTCTAGTACTCTTTAAATCAACTCTAAGGGGTGTTAATAAGTCTTAGGACTATAACACCCTTTAACACTACTTAGTCTTTTATAGCTTAACTCAAGCTAAAATAAGCTATTTATTCAAAACTTTATTAATTAAACTCATGTTAAAAAACTTTGTTATCTGGTCGGGTTTTTATGCCTTAACTGGAATTGTTTTAACTTCGGTTATTACTGAAAGTTTAAACAAAAGTACTTTTGCAGATTGTAAAGCTAATATCTCTAGGGATAATAAAGCATGCATTCAAGTATTAAAAACTGGTAACAGTTATCAACAAAAGCAAGTAGAAACAATACTTGCAATAAATGAAAATAATTATTAAACTTATTAGTAAACTAATTTCTATTTAATTAAACTCATGAACAAGTTTTTAACTTCAAAAGAATACAATGAATTAACAAAAGTTGTATTTAATTCTATTGACTATAAATATGGTTCAGAAATTCATAGAAAAACTATGGATAAAATACTTGATAAGTTATTTACTATAACTGAAAATGATTTATTGAGTAACGAAGCTATTAACCACCCTATAAGCAATAGAAAAGCTTGGGATATTGCTATTAAGAAAGCTAACTCTTTATAGGGTTAGTTTTTTTTCATTCACTTTATTAATTTAAAAACAATGAAAACAATTAAAGACTTAAAAAATTATGTTAAGTACCATACAAGAATAGTTGTTAAAGACTTAGTAGACATTCAATGGGCTAGTGGTACTGAATTAATGTTAATTAATGATATGAAAGTTAAAAAAAATAAACTAAGTAAAAGAATTTATAAAGAGTTTAGAACTTTATTAAATAATGAAAGCTTACCTTTAATTAGTGGTAATTATGGAGCTACGGGACGTTTAAAGATTAGTGAGAATAAAATAAATTATTGTAGTGGTCAAGACGCTAGACTTGAATTACACTATTGTTTAGAGGATTATTTAAGAAAACATACTATAAATTTACTAGAAAAAGATTTTTTAAAAGTAACTTAATAAAATAATATTTTTTTAAAGCTATCTAATTAATTTTAGATAGTTTTAAAAAACTATTTTTTATAAATAGTTTTAATTTCAACTTACATTAATTAAAAAAATGAATGAAGCAATTATTAATGAGTCAAAACTTATTAATGAACTTAAAACAGTTCCTATGAATGAAAAAACACCCTTTAAATTTTATATAGGGTGTATTTGTCATATGCATTGGGGATGGAATACGACTAGAAATTCTTTTTATGTTGTTACCAGATTAAGTGATCACTATGTTTGGTTTAAAGAAATACCTACTCGTAGATTAAATACTGAATATAATAAAACTTGGGGCAATCAAAAGGGTTATGAATGCCCATTAGTTAATGTTATAGATAAAAAAGTAATACCAATTACTACTAATGGTGCAGAATTCAGATTAAAGCGTAATAAATGGGGTGATGATCATCAATTTAAAAATGATATAGGTAAGGAATATTGCTATATGAAACATCATGGTTTAATCGATGGATGGGATGGAAGAATAAAAGAATATGATCATATGGATTAAATAAATGAAATATAACAAAAGTGAAAAAAAATTAATTATTGAAGCATTAAATGCTTATAAAGATGATGATAATGAAGAATATAACGATGACATTAATAAATTATTAGAAAAAATAAATAAAAAATAATACTAGCTTAAAAGGATGTTTTTATTTGAATCATCCTTTTATGAAAGTATTTTTTTACTTTCAATTAAAAACTTATTTTATTAATTAAAACAATGAATAAAAGACTTAAAAAACTTTTTAAAGATTATGATGACAATCTTTTAAATTACTTTGCAGGTTTAACACCTGATCAAAGTAAAAAATTTAATGAATTAAAAAAAAATATTAAAAGGGGTGATGATTAATGAATATTTTAAAAATGTCAAAAGGCAATAAAAAATTGCCAAAAACAACGGGCATTATAAGTTTGCCAGCTGGGGTGACGTGTCCAGGTAGTTCGGTTTGCAAAGCGTGGGCTGTTATGAATGATAAAACTAATAAGAGAGAGTTAAAAAGGGGTGATGAGAGTTTATTTACTTGCTTTGCTGCTAGTGAGGAGTTACGTTACCCTAATGTTTTTAATAGTCGTAGATACAACTATAATTTAATTAATAGTTATGTAGTTAAAAGAGATGTAGACGGGTTAAGCAATTTAATAAACGATAGTTTATTAGCTAATAAAAAGAATATAGATAAGTTTAGGATTCATGAATCAGGGGATTTTTATCACCCCTTGTACTTAGAATCATGGTTAAATGTAGCTAAGTTTAATAAGGATATAAAATTTTATTGTTATAGCAAAAGCTTAGAATACTTTTTAAAAGTTTTATTACCTAATAATTTTTATTTAACTGCTAGTTATGGTGGTCGATATGATTATTTAATAGATAATGGATATTTTAAAAGATATAGTAAAGTTGTATTCAGTGAAAACGAAGCAAAACGATTAGGGTTAGAGATAGATACCGATGATAGCTTATGTTTTGGTAATAAACCTTTTGCACTTTTATTGCATGGGTTACAAGAAAAAAACACCTTAAGTGCAATGGCATTAAGAGAAATTAAGAGAAATAAAAAACTAGTTACTGTTTAGATTTTAGAAGTAATAAAAATAAGAGTTTATAAAGCATATCGTTATTATTAGGGGTTATCTCATCAACTTGAGATAACTTTTGATGCTTAATGAATAAATGCAATTGATCATTATTCTGAATGTCATGATTATGAATCAATTGTTTAAGGTAGCTCATGAATGTTTAATTAGTTGATTAGTTTACTAATTATATGATATCATGAATGCATAACTTTATATCATTAATTAATTATGAATGAACAAA